AACAGCACTAGCCGCACCAGTAAGATCAGCAGGTAAGTCAGCACGTATATTAGCCGCGCCCTCTACCTCCCTTGCGATCTGTCTTTGTAAATCGTCAACGGGAATACCCAGTTCTTTTGCCACTGACTTTAAATGCCTTGTGTCAATTTTGGTTTGTCTACCTAATTGTGCTTGACTCCCTTTAATCTTATCAAGCATATCAATGTATAATGCTCTGGCTTTCTTCTTATCACCAGTGTATACATTAAACGCACGTAACACAGGGTTGTCTGCGGCTTGTGCAAGCGCGGCTCCTGTGGGGGTTTTTCCAATGGCCGCTGATAGACCTTTAACCGGCGCGGCAATAGCCTGTCTTATAAGACCAACACCTAAAAGATTTAGTGGATCACTAAGAACATCACCGGCAAAACCTAATACAGTGGAGAGTATGGGGTGTTCTTTTACCCATTGTGGGTTAGCCTGAGCCATGAGGTCTTGAATTCTTTTCTCATCTTCATAAGTGAATCCTTCCTTCATTCCTTCTAGGGTTTCATTTACATATTTCTCCCACCAAGAACGATCCTCATCACCACCCTTACCCATTACCTCTTCTTGTATATTAAACAATCCACCTGCTATTGCGCTCTGTGGTCTACCCAATTGGTGTAGGGCTTTAAGCATAAAGCCACCCACCTCTTTTCCTGTATCTTTAGTTTGATCCCACCATCCCTCATCTTTATAAGACTGTGTAAAGTCTTGGGGAATATCTTGTGATAGTGCTTGAAGTAGAATACGATCCTGCTCCTTCTTTGATAAATCTTTGAAGGTATCAGATACTTCTACGCGGTATTTTTTACCGCCCATTTCAAAACGTGCTGTTGGCATTATGGATCTACTGTTACTTTTCCGATTAGCTCTTTACTCCTTTCACCGCCCTCAGTGGGCATAGATAATCCTAGCTTTTCATATGTATTTCTTAATTGAGCAAGAGCCATCTTCTCTGCTTCCTCACCTCTCAGTGCTAATAGTTGACCCAGCGAATCTTTTGCTGACAAATAATACCTTCTTAATTCAGCAAATGCTACATTAAAATTTTCTATGGGGTTGGCTTGTATTAGTCTTTCTACATCCTGAAATAATCTTTCTTCTCTAGCACCTTGAGGTTTAGACCCTTTAATCCATCCCGGCATAACATTACCTTTCTCATCAACAGGGCCAGTACCCGGTGCAAAAGTTTCAACGTCACCTGTATCTTCATTATACCATGTAGTATAACTGCCGGTAGTGGTTGCTGTCTCCTCAATATCACCGCTTATAGCGGCGGCTTCATCTGGTGAAGCACCAAATGCTACAGCTCTTTCATGGGCCTCTTGTTTAGTTTTTGGAGGATCAAATGTGCCGTCCTCTGTAAAGAACACACCCTTACCTATTTTCTGCATTCTCCTTTCAGTTCGGAATCCCTCTAGTTTCTTAAACTTTTTAGAAGCCATCTCCATAAATACACCGGCTTGACTGGGTGAGTTTGTTAATGCGGCAACCGCATTTAATATAGCAACCTTCTTGTAAATATCACCAAGAGCCGCTAGGTATCTTTGTTCTTTACCATCTATGTCTTCTCCATAGTGGTCATATACTCTTGGATCAAAGTCAGGTTTATTTATAGTTGTATCTACTTCTTGTTTATGAATAAATGGTTCCCTGCTTAATTCCCCCTCTCTTCTTGTACCCTCCCTAGCTGATGTTAAACCCTCTAGTTCTGTATCAACTATAGATAGCAGTCCAGTTACCTCTTCTACTATATCGCCCCTCTCATAATCTTCCTGACCACTCTGAAATTTATCAAGATCAGCCTTTTCTTTAGCAATTGCGTCAGGGTCATGGTCGGGAGAAGCGCCTATAAACTTTTTCCACGTCTCACTAACAAACTCATCTGTCCCGCTCTTTTCCATGTCCCTATATCGGGCAGGCAGATTAGGGCGGGCTCTGTCCCTAAACCACGACTCTGGAGTTTCAGGATACAAGTCTCCCGGCCCTTGAACGCCAGAAACGGGTGAGAATCTTTCATCAAACTCTGCCAATCTATCACGTTCCATCTGATCCTCAATCATTGTATCAGCATACCCACTATCACCAAGTTGAGTGTCGGGAAATCTTTTGAATAGACTAGACAAAATACCCCCTCTCTCCTCTTGAACTGGAGGAGGTTCATCAAGTATGGTACTGTAATCTATTGTGGTTACTTTCTTATTAGGTTTGTCATCATCTGTTTCAGTAATAACCTCTTTGATATTAGGCATTCTTTGGCTTCTTAAAGCATTCTGCCGTGCCAACATCTGCTTAAGCTGACGCTTTCTCATCTCTTCTTCAGCCATTTCTTCTACAACAGCTAGATTAACCATTAATATCTCCTCTTTCTAAAGAGCAGGTCTGACAAAAAGTTAGGTGCTGTCCTACCATACTGTACTGACTGTGGATCTTTTGCGTAAGGCTTTTGCCCACCGCCCTGTCTGCCGCCAGTGCCTACCATGCGTGGGCTTTTAAAAGAGTCTGCTAATGCCGCCGCCATTTCTTCATTGAAGTTGATAGGTTCTTCCTTTTTTCTTCTTCCATGACCCTGCACTCCCATGTCAATTATATCTCCGCGTGGTGTCATAGCAGGTCTAATAACATAGTCTCTAGGGGTTGGGTTAGACGGTGGGGCAGGAACCCAAGCACCGCTTTGATCCTGAACTAAAAACATTTTTCTATTTTGATCCCATCTCATCAGCCTAATAACCCTCCACCTACAAGGTTACCTAAGAAACCTAGAACGTTTGGCTTCTGTGTTTGATTAACAACAGAGCCGTAGTCTCCAGTAACACTGGCAAGGTAATTCTGTAATGATCTCTGTGGTGCGCTTCTCTGATAATCATGCTTGGCTATTGCCCTATTTATATTCTCTTGAGTCATAGCTCTGCGATCTGCACCAACCCCAGCCATTGCCTGAGACATAGAGAGTGGCGCATCCATAACATTCCTATACCCGCCAACCCCTCTAGCTTGCTGATCTAGCTCCATTTGAGCCGCTGGAAAGCGTTGCCCTTGGGCGGTTTGGTAAGCGGAGCTATACATATCAGCAAGTGGTTTAGTGAGTCCTGATTGAACTGCGTTAGCTATAGCTTTGTTCTGAACTAAATCTCCACGACTGCTACCGCCGGGGTTATATCTTACAAGGCTTTCTCTTATTCCCGGTAAGATATTACCAGTTAAGTTAGACTGAACTGCTTGCTGTAAGGCATTAGCGGTTGTTCCAAACGGTGTGCCTGCCCCGGTGTTTACATTACCGGCTAACAAGTCTGCCCTCTGTTGGTTTGAGAAAGGTGTGAGTCCACCCATCTGTGCTAATGAAGCACTCTCAGCCGCCGATTGTAAAGCCGCCGGTCTTTTTCCAGTAGCGTAGGATAGGGTGCGCTGTTGCGCCGCAGTCTGAGCCGGATCAAATCCCGCAAGGGTAGACCCCTCATAGTAAGGCATCCCTAATGGGTTAGCTTTATAGAGTTGCTCTGCCCTATCAAACCCTCTAGTTAAGTAGGGTTGTTGAGCTTCCCACGGTGCTGTTTTTGTTACGCTTCCGCCTGCCATAATTATTTCCTCTCTGTCACCAGTTTTCTATTACACCGGCGTTAGTGTCAAATTCTGCGTCCCCATATACTAATGTCGGATCATTAGGGTTATAATCCAGAGCATTTTCTGGAAACCCTCCAGATTTATAAATCCATTTTCCAAAAGCATCTTTTCCATAATCTATTGACCCGCTTCTAGCTAATGCCGCATAATGACCCATTGGATTATTTGGATCCATGAACCAGTCATGTTCGCTCTGCTTTTTACCATCATCATTTATGATGGTATCTCCTGTTCCTGCCGCACTACCACCAATCAAACTACCTGCTAGTGATGGGTCAAAAATAGGGTTTGATGGTGATCCATATGGAACTTGATAGTTTAATAGGTTAGGTGCTATTGCCTGTCCTGAAGCCCACGGTTGGTACAATAGCCCTTGATTATCAACCAGTTCTCTCTGTGACTGTAGTCTCCTATCTGTTGGCATTATACCACTCCAATCTTGCGGTGCAGGTTGAGTGTAGGGGGTTCCTAACATAAGGCCGCCAATACCCATCGGGCCTCCACCAAATTGAGAACCGCTACCAGAACCAGAACCACCGCCTACTATTCCTATTCCTCCGCCACCTCTTGGGCCAATATCTACACCTGAATCAAATCCATACCAACCTTGATCCGGTCTATCCCAAGCAGACCTGAGATCCCCTGCGGCATCCCGGTAAGCGTTGGTCATTGTGTTCCAATAACCTTCAAGACCCGCTGGCCCTGTCCATTCTTTATCAGGAGAGATCCATGTGTCAGGGAAATCATTCTGAATAAATGCATCATTATATCTATCTTGTAGAAACCTTAAATCATCCTCATCTACCAATTGACCTATAGGTTTGCCTCCCGGCAAATCCTTATTAAGTAGTAAAGTATCACCAAGTAATCCTTCCGCATACGGATTGTCAGCCTCATATCTCCACCCTTCAGGATCAAATGATTCTAATGACCAATCAGCACCACCCTCTTTTCCTAGAGCTTCTCTGACCTCCCAAAGTTCAGAGGGGGTCATTGTTCCTACACTATATTTTAATATATCACTTAATGATTTAAGACCTAAATCTTTATATACTTGAGGAATTTCTGCACTTTCCCAAACTTGACGCTTTAACCCGGGATCTTTTATTTCAGTTGGTGTATTTATTCTTTTGTCATTATATTGTCCAAATGTATCCCAATGCCACCTGCCCCAATCTGCGGCCTGTTCCCCATACAAACCAAGAGCTTCAGTATGTTCTCTTAGGTCTGGATTGTTTAATAGATAGTTTTGAAACTGTTTGTCACTTACTATGCTTCCATCTGGATTTTTGTATGAATTTGTTATTGAAGCACCATACTCATACTGGTTTTGTCCTGCTTCAAATTTAGTACCTGCACCACCTCCATCATCTTTAGTACCTGCACCACCTCCATCATCTGATTCCGTAGATATATCTTGTATTGTATCTTTTCCGCTTGCAACCGCTTTTGCGGCGTCTTGAGAATACTTTTTACCTTCATCAGACTCGTGAAATTCTTTAGCCGCCTTGCCCTCAGGCGTAGACTTATCTTCCCATACAGGTTTTTCATCCTTTTTCTTTTCTTTATAGTTGGGGTTATCTTTGAATGCCTCAACACCTTGAGATGCTTTATAATCATTTAATTCATTACCAATTTGATTAAACTGTTGTTTAGTCAAGCTTTCATAATTGTCAGGATATTTGGTAAAGCCCAATCCTTTAGCGTGTTTAACTACCTCATCTCTTGTATAATCAGCCATTAGTGCATCCTACCTTTGAGGTCTTTTGTTATTATGTGATATGAGCATTTCCAATCCTTTAATACTTTTAGCCATCCTTTTCTTCCCCAACATTCAAGTGATGTGCAACCATGTTCTAAAGCCCAATCCTCTACCATGTATAGGTTTTGTATCCATTTATCCATATCCTCACCAGCTATTGTTATTATCTTTAATACCCTTTTTCTTGGATAGTCTGCTATTTGAGTAATCATTGACGCGGCGATTTCTTTTTCTTTCAATGCTATCCACAACTGCATATCACCGTCTTCTAAAGCAACCATGAAGTCATCAGGCTCTAACTCACCTTCTGAGTGAGGAGCCATTCTTTCAAGATGCCCTTCTACCTGATCCCATATATAAGGGATTTGGTCAGGCGGCACTAAGCCTACATCATAGTTGAACCCAAGCTGATGTTGTTTCATTGAAGAAATAGATTCCTTCACCCGATCCCGGATCCCAGTCCGACCCATCGGCGTATCTAACGTCCCCTCCTCTTGGTTTTTCCGGCGCGACATGTGTCCTCTCTAGTCTGAATGTGGCTTGGTTGAATATGATGTCAGCCAAGCGTTTAAGTTCTGTGACAACATAGATTCCTAAGTCCTCTTTATCTAGTGGTAATGGCCCCGGCTCATAATGAGTGACAGACTTTACTACTCTGTCTTTGTATGTAGCCATTAGTAGCTCCTAGAGCCTCTAGTTCCTGCGTCATCAACCTCTATTGAGTACCCATCAAGCCTCCAATCAAAGTCTCCGGTGGATTCAAACTTAACTCCATAGAGCTTTCCAGATGCTCTAACTGAAACTTTAGATTGCGTGTCAGGGTTAAAAGTGTAGGCGGAAGTCCATGTAACGGCCTCTTCTGTAGACATCTGAGTGCCTACATAGACATTAACCGTATTATTAGAGCCAGATACCTCCATCTTGGGGTATATAGCTTTTATTCTTTTTACCACTACTTGATCCGGTTGGCCTTGTGCTGTGGTAGACAGACCTGTCCTTTGAATGTAAGAGGTCATGTCTGTAGTGTTTTCTCTGTTTCCGGAATTATTACGATACAGCTTTGTATCTGTATATCCAGCCATAACAAGAACGTTCTCTACCTGACTCCAACTCTGTGACCAAGTACCCAAAGCACTACTCCATGTGGGTACTGCCGCCGCCCAAGTTGTAAAGGTATTAGGATCGTCTATGGAACCGTAACCAATGTGTGCTAGATCTGGAAGATCTCTTATTGTGAATGCTTGGTTAGTCCAGTTCCATACAACTGCTTTGTTGCATTGACCACTAGCACCTTCCGCTGTTGGGAAACAAGCCCACATCTCTGTTCTTCCATAGTCAGCTACAACAAAAGATTTCTTATATTCTTCACCATCAATAGATTGAAAGATATAATCTCTAATCTTATGGGGAAGGATAGAAATAACCTTCTGACCATCATTAATATAAATATCACCGTTGCCAAAGAAGAAATGTCCACCATCATACTCTGCTATACAGTTCTTTGATAATGCACCAACTGAAGGAGATAGTTGTCTAAAAGCAAAGATGAAAGGAGTTCCAACATACGTCATAGAGTATATGGAATCCTCTTTGTAGATCATAAATGTATCACGGAGAGGAAGGCCATCAAGTATCGCGCCTTTTGAATCTGCTAATTCATATTCTCCAGCATCTACTGTTGCACTGGTTTCATCCCATGAGGCTGGGATTAGCTGAGTAGCAGCCTCTGTAGACCATTTTACTAATCTTGGATAATTTACATTTGACTTGGTTACATTAAGGGAAACCAAGAATGATCTGAATGCTCTTAATGACTTACATTCTGTGCTGGCGGGCCAATAAGTAAGGTCAGCCATCTTAGTTGATGTTGTAGGTACACCGGCAGTTAATGCCCAGAACTGTGGATCATCAACACCGTTAGTCATTACAAGTACACCGCCTATAACAGTGGCAGTCCAGTTCTCCGTAACGTCAGTAGAGTATGCACCACTGGCTCTGGTAATGTCGTACCACTTCTTTGTTCTGGTTACCTTTGCGCCGTCTGCATGGATTGCAGCACCACCACCCCTTACACACCCAGTGAATGTGTTTGTTGAGATACCTGTATAGGCAATCTCCTCATCATCTATGGTAATAGTTCCAGCGGTTTCAAAACCAGTTACACTGTCCACCGTGATAGATGTATCTGCTGCACTAATACCACCATCTAGTGTATCTGTAACGGTACTATTGTCGTAGACATGTATAGCCGCCTCACCACCTACAATCCAATACTCATTAACCCCTGTAACAAGGCTAACAATGTAAAGGGGAGCAACAGGTACGGTTGCCATAACATCGGCGTAGCCCGGTGATTTTATAATAGCACTATGCTCTGATCTAACGTTATTNCCGTCAGACCATACATTAGGCGGGAGTTGCCACGGATTAATATCCTTGACAATTCCAACTTGCCCTACATTATCTANTGGAATTAAAGCCATATTAAACTTTTGGGTATCGTGCCTTTATCTCTGCTACTTTAGTCTGCCATGCTTCCAAACCATTTTCAGAAATAAACTCTAGTTGATCTCTCCAATCACCATAAGCGTTTAATCGTTTTATCTTATAAGGAAAATCTTCCTTAACCCAATCAATTTCCCAGTGATCGGTCTTCCATACAGATCCACCATTCAAATGTGTATAAATTTCAACACCGTGTTCGTCCAATAATTCAGCACCAGAAGGTTGTTCTAGATTTGTAAAGTCGCTGTCTACTAATTCAGATTCTTCTTTAGCCTGAAGTTCCCACTTTTGAGTCCAAGAGCCATCCCCTTCTTTTACTGGCCCAACTTGGACAGCTTTATGGCCCGGAGTCGCAGACATTTCTGCATACTTTACCTCTACCACATTAAACAAATCCCTAATTTCCTGTATAGCTAATGCCCCATGAGGGAAAGATATATGGGGATTATCTGATTTCAAATTACCCTGACCATAAGGCCACTGAACTATTTGATCGTTTTTAATTTTTGCATAAGTTATCATATAGTTACCATTTGTCTATAGGACACTTCTGTCCTTTTAAATTGACTTTAAACACCATTGCACACCCGCAAAGTTTACAAAATCCATATTTGTAATTTGTGCATAATTTACAAATATCTAATTTTTCTTTTCCGTTCATTAGCTAACCTGAACCTGATATAATCCTCCGGTTCCTCCACTTGAACCACCCTTTGATGCACCCATTCCACCGCTATAATTAACACTTCCATTATTTGTATATGTTCCACTGTGAAGAATAAAAATTTGTCCTCCTCCTCCTCCACCTGCTCTAACTCCACCAAACGCTCCACCGCCGGTTGCTTGTCCACCGTCTCCGCTGACAGAAATACTTCCTCCAGAATTTATAGTTACATCTCCGCCCACTACAATAAACATTAATCCACCACCATCTCCGGCAGTGCCCCCACTAATTCCTCCACCAGAACAACCACCTCCGCCGCAACCAAAACTTCCAGCCGTTGCGCTACAAGAGCAGTTGTCGCAAGCGGCTGAACCTCCGCCACCTCCACCACTAAAACACGATCCGGCAGCTCCTGCGGCTCCGTGAGCCGTTCCCGACCCGCCTCCGCCCCAAGCTGAACCGCCGCCTCCGCCTCCAGCGGATAAGGTAGCACCTCCAGTCGTTCCATTTCCTACGCTTGCTTGATTTGTATTACAAGATGCCCACCCTGAAGATGAACAACCAGTACCACCACTGGCTCCTGCGCGTGAAACTGTAAAAATAGTTCCATCACCAGATATTGAATCTTGATTCGCTACTGCCCCTACCGCACCAGATCCACATCCTGCAAAATCAGCTGCAGCAAGAGTATCTGTTCCACTAGCAGTAAACATAGGTAATCTTATTCCAGTAGCTGACACCGCAGAAGAATCTGATCCTCCAGATANCGATGGATCAGAACACGATCCTTGACCTGCTATCGTAAGGCTGCCACTTACAGATAGATCTCCACTACAGTAAATTAACATTCCTCTACATGGCTGGTCAGGCTTTACTGTATGACCTGCATTAATTGTTAAGTCTGTATAATTTTTAACAACCATATCTCCATCATATGAACCATTCTTGTTTGCTACAGTATATGTAACACTTCCAGATGTTGATAATGTTCCATCGGAGTCATCACCAAAGTAGTTTCCTCCCCCGGCTGCACCGCCCATTGCAAGAAGAGCTGCTTTACTTGCTCCTAAAGGCATATCCTTCCCCCTACGCCATCGCTAGTCCGGCGGCAAATCCATACCACTGAGTACCGCCGTCAAATGTGGTGAATGTAAGTATATCAGTTCCTGACGCTGTTAAAGTGGGAGCAGTACCTGCGGGCCATTTAATAGTGTTTCCACCTCCATCATGCGCTCCTGACTTCCAAGTAATAGTGCCTGTACCCAAGTCTGTTCCTATAATCGTCAAGGAATTTGAATTAGACGCAAGTGCATTTGTTATCCCAACATTAAATGTTCCAGACGTTACTGTAACAGACTGAACATTTCCATCCTCTAAATCAATATTAAAAGCTGCACTTTTAGATCCTGCAGCATTTATTGCTTCTGAATAATCCTTCATCTTAGGCTTGGTAGCCAATTGATCTGCAAAGATTGTTTCACCACTCATCGTTCCACCAGC